ATTTACAATATATTTTAAGAAAATAATTGTTTAAATAAAATATTAGTCAACCAAGAATTGAATGCTTGTTTTGCTGTAAAAGATGGAGCATGGAATAGATCAATATCTACATTTAAATCATGATGACCTAAAATTTTATATTGACCACCGCCTAAAGTTATGATGTTCGTATAAGGATATTTCAATGTAGTTAAAGCTCGGCCTAAAAATCTAGCTTGCTTCTCTTTGTCGTGCTTACATGTCTTGAATTCCTGTGAATTCTTAAAGAGATCATATTCTCGATCTATTGTTACCTTAATTTGTATAAGTTCCACTGAGATCTCCTTTTTATGGGAAATCTTTTTATAACACATTAAAACGAACTACTAGCAAGCTGTTAAGTTAAAAATTGATATCGATGTTATCAAAAATAGATGATGCAAAATCGGCTATATCTTTTCCAATTTCAACAATTAGGTCTGTTACTTCAACTGGATCAGGATTCACAGAATTAAGTACCGAGTTTTCCTGCTTTTGCTCATTCTCGGCATCTGTATCTGATAGTTCCATATTATTAATTGGATCATATTGATTTTGCATTGATTTAAGCCAATAAAATTTAATTAAGAGTAAAACTAGTCTTTACTATAGCATGAAAGAAAAACTTCCGAAGGAGGTACTATAATTATCTAGTTGGTTGTAGTGGATTTACACTTTCACCGTCATATTCTGCGACCCAGAAACTAGTTCTATTAATTGCCTCAATAACCTCTTCTTCTGTTTTAAACTTGGTTGCCATATTAATATCTCTAATTGGTCGTATAGCTCCATTTGATGCAACTATTGCATACTCAAAATACTCTTGCCTTCCCGCCTTTACTGACTCAGTAGTAACTCCTATATAAACCAAGCTCATAATTATCCCCTTATTATTGGAGATAAACTTATATCACAGAAATAAAAAAAAGCTCACCAAGTGGCGGGCTTCTGTTTATAAGTTATAAATCAAGAAAGATATGGGTATTTTTCAGCAAGATACTTGTTAGCGATTTTAGTTGTTTCTGAATAAGACATTTCAGCACAAAGCCAAAATCTATAAGTATTTTCACCAACGATATAACTCTGGCGATTGTAAGTTGATTGTTTGCTTGAATCTATTTCACTAGCTTCAAAGTATGTACCTTCACGGTTATTTACAACTTCACCGTCCAAATCACCGCCAATACAGATATACATTTTTCTTACCAGTTTTTGTTCAAGCTGGACTATAACATAAATAAAAAAAGCTCATTCCCTAATTAGAAATGAGCTATGTGAATTCCACAAAACCTGAAATTCTAAGCATTTGGTGCTTAGCATATATGAGATTAGAACTTTTAACCTGCCTCAGCAATTAGCAGAACTCATGCGTTTAACATCATTTGATGTAAGCGAAAAACTATAAGATAAAAAGCCCCGCCAATAATCGATATTTAGCGGGGCCCTTTGTGCCGTAATACGTTCGGCAAACAAAAAAAGCCCACCGATTAGGTGAGCTCTTTAAATTTTTTCAGGCGATCTATGTATAAAGCGCCCATTTTAGAAATACTTATACTCAACCGTTCTGTTTAAGTCAAGCTAATGATATTTCTTCTGGTTCAAAATGAAACGATCTAGCCAGACTAGTTCTAATGCTGTTTTCCCAATTTTCTATACATGCCTCAGCAATTAATTCATATGGTTCATATCGTTCAGAATAACCAGACTTAGAAACTTTTAATTTTGCGATGGTAATTTTTTCATGCAATGTATATGGGCGCTTACCTGTACCTACGCATTTTTCGCAAAACTTAGAACCGTCTGGATACCCTTTAGCATTAAATAATTCCAATTTACCCATACCTTGACAATGCCCACACATTGCCTTAGTAAACAAACGCCCACGCAGGACAACTTCTGCTATTCCCTTGGCCACATTTGATAAATCGCCCTGACAATTGTTCGGCTTGAAATTCTTTTTAATCATTTCCCTGTGGATCTTCCCAGCCAAGAAGTTTCGTACACGGAAAAAATCACCTGAATTAATTTCACCTTTTTTAAATTCTACTTTGCCAGGTATTTCACCTATACGCTTTTTTACTTCCTGACCGTTAATTATCCGGGTCTCATAAATTTTCTTTGTTTCAGTCACCTCTGCAATACGCTCAAAGTCAACTCGCTCCAGTAGAAGTTCTGCCCATTTTTTTGCACCTGCAGGTAATAATGCAATTTCCCCCAATACAACATGTTTAGTAATTTTCCCCTTACCTTCGCTTTGAGCAATAGCAAGGCGAAGTAACTCAATAAAATCAAACTTTTCAACTAACATAATCGCCTTCCTATTTACCCTTCATTAATAATTCAATTTGCTGTATTGCTTTGCCAGACGTAACTTGTTCTGTGCAAAACCGTAAAACTGTAAAACCCATCATTGATGCAGAGTTATATTTCTCCATATCACCGATGTAACCTTTGCCCCTTGTATGACGTCCACCGCTCCAGATCCCGCCTTCTACCTCTATCAATATCTTTGTACCTGTAATTAAAAAATCCGCTCTCCATTTACGTGTTGGATGAAATTTATATTCCTGTTCAAAACCAATTTTGTGTGACTTTAAGTGCTGAACAAGCGCTGCCTCACCTTCACTTACAACCCGTTCTTTTTTGACTGAAGTACGGCGCTTGGGTTTGCTTCGTGGCTTTGCATAAAGATGTTTGTAATCGGCAAGGCTCATTGATGACATCAAGCACCACCCTTATTTAAACGAACCAATTCATTAGCAAAATGGCTATACATCTGAGACTTTTCAAAATCTCTAATACGACTTAATTCGTGTGCTTCAGCTCTGTACTTTTGAGCTAATTCTCTCAGTGAGTTTTTAAGCTCATCCAACAAATCAAAACGTGGCTGATTTCCTAAAGGTGGTTTCATTAATTGCCCCCCAAGATCTGTAAAACCCAGCTTAGCAAGCTGCCCTTTAAGGCGGTCTATTTCTTCCTGGCGTGATTGCTGCCCAGCTTCATAAGCATCTCTGGCAATTTTGTGAGCCGCGTATTCAGCATTGTTTTCATAATCTTCAAACCATTGTTGAAAAGTCTTACTCATGGCTGGCTCCTTTGTAATTCTCAAAGAAAAACTTCACAGGCTCAGATTTAATTTCAATCAGTCCAAAACGAAGCAAATGACGAGCATGTGTGCTATCGCGTAGTAACTGCACATCACGATAATGAGTAAGCATCTTCCGCCATCCTTCCAAAGGCATAGACGACTTGTTTGTATTGCATGGAACGCATGCGGGATTAAGGTTTTCTAATGTGTGATACTCTGGTCGAGTCATTACGCCTGTAGTTCTTAATTTCCCACCGCTAACATGTTCAATTTCACGTTTAACAGCTTCAATATGATCTGCATGCCACTTATCACCCAGCAGCTCACCACAGTAGGCACAATGGCCACCGAATTTTTGTTTGAGCTCAGCACGTTGTTGTTTAGTTAGCTTCATACATTCGCCCCATCAATTAACTGCTGAATATTGCGAGGAATTGGCACACCTTCACGGCGGCACATCTCTGCGTATTCATGCGGATTGTCGAAAGGATCTGGACCTAACTCTTGATTTAGCTCAGGCTCTTTTACCTTAGCTTCCAGTTCTTGCACTGGTGCAGGCTTACGACCATTAATCTTTAAGCGTTGCATTAGTGAATTGAGATGCTTTTGTGCTTCACCATTGCTCACAGGAACGTGTTTAGGATCTTTATGCTCTAGTTGTAACGGCGGGGCGTAAAACTCTTGCTGACGGCCTTTTAATTGCGCTTTAGCAACCATCACGTTATAGGTCCCGAAGAAATTATCTTGAGCTGCTCTCATTTGGCCCGCTTCGATCAAATACATAACTTCGTCTAATGCATACTTTGTAATTTGTGTAATCACTACCGAACGATCTGCAGTGAACTTACAAGCACGTGACCAAGCTTCTTCCGGTGACATCCAACTTTCACCAATGCACCAGGTGCGGAATTCAGCAAACGAAGGCATGAAACGACCACCAGCTGTAAGCAATCGACCAAGTGCGTTGTTAAATTGATTTTGTTGAACACCAACAAGTGTTTTAAGTGCGATCTGTTCAACAACTGCCAATGGAATTGCGCTTTCACCAGTGACTGGGAATTGCTTATTGAACTGTGCCGCATAGACTGTACGAAGAGATGCGATTAATTGACGCACTTCGTTCAAGGTAATCTCATGCATGACCTACCTCCTCAATCATTGGAAACTTTTTTGCTGGGGTTACATCCACAATTTGAGATTGGTTTTGTTCTTCAAAAAGATTTGCAAAGTAACCGGGCTCTTGTGGTTTTTGACCTGATGTAGTGATTTGCTCTTGCTTCTTGCGATTAGCAGCAACCTGCTTCTCGTTGTTTTGAACCCAAGAAAACCACTTAACCAACCAAAGGCTTGGTGTATTCATAGAACTTGCTTCGTTTGCAAAGTACCAATCACCAAAGTTTTGAATCATTGTTCTCAAGTCAATTTCAGGTACTGAAACGAATCTCTGTTGAGCAAGAGAAATAAAATCGTATTGAAACTCTGTGTATTCAGAAACGAACTCACGCATCGAGTAGCGCTTGTGATCATCGCTTTGGTACTGAGCGAATTGAATTGGAGGAATTTGAGAATTTTCTCCGCGCGCATTACTACTACTATCTATATATTGGTTATCGGTTAATGGTTTATGGTTAAGGTTTTTTTGGCTTTCACTTTCGGAACCCAAATTTAACCCACTGGGTTTTTCTGGGTTTTCAGAATTAACCAAACCGTTTTCATTTTGGTTTTCTTTTGGTTTTTCCTTGCGTGGACGCCCACCTTTCTTACCATTTTCGCGATTTTTATCGCCAATTTTAAGATATGCAGCAATTTCGGCATCACAACGTTTATTGTGAAAACCATCATCTTCCTCACAAAAGAACTCTTCCAGCACAATTAATACGGCTTCCCTTTCTTCTTGGGTATTTGCACGTAACCGACGAAAAACCGACTGGGTTTCTTTGGGTAATGGTTTTTCGTTCAAATAATAGAAGTCTAGAGCTCGGCGATAGAAGCATTCTTCTACTGGTGTTAGGTGAGCTGTATCAACCATAAAGTCGCTAATGTGATGTAAATATTTATACATGGATGCCTCCAAATAAATCTTGGTGTTGTGCATTTGGAGAAATCCAAAGGCATTCTGTGCGGACATCTGTGCCACGTCCTGAAGAGATACGTGCACTTGTATCAACACGCTTCCACTTTGCTAAATAGTCGTTATAGATTTCACTTGGGTAGCCAGAAACAATCACTTTGCCTTCTAGCTCGAGTAAAACTTTTAAAAGTTCTTCATGGTCTTGGTCAGACATTTCATGACGATAAACACGACCAGTCTTTGCGCCTGAATAACGTGTGTCATGTACATAAGGTGGATCTACATAGTGAAGAGTTTCTGAACCATCGTGATCTTGAAGAACCTGAATAGCTGGGCGATTCTCAATAAGAACTCCAGACAATCTCTGGCCAACGATTGCTAAATGATTTGGATAAGTCACCCATAATGCTTGAGCGGTGCCATATGCTCTTTTTGTATCAATCCTGAATCCTGTAATTCCTTTAGAAGCACCTGCAGAACCAAAACCCATTTGCGCACGAATAATTAAACGACGAGCTTTTTCAACTGAATCGTCACAAGGCTCCCATGCTTCTTGAAAGTCATCTCTTGAATAAGGAGTGAAAACTAGTTGTTCAATTAATTTATTTCGATTGACTTCATTTCTAAGTACACGAAATAGATTCACGATTTCACAATCAAGATCGTTATAGACTTCTGCGTAAGCACGTGGCTTTTGAAGTAAAACTCCAGCTGCTCCCCCAAATGCTTCGGTATAGCAAGTATGATTTGGGAAATGACTTATAACCCATGATGCTAGACGAAACTTCCCACCGTGATAGCGAATTAAAGGGTGATTCATGGTATTCATGCGGCCCCCTTCATTTGATTCGAAATAAATGGATTGTTTGCTCTGGCAATTGCTGCCATAGGTTCAGGTGAGACACTATTTCCACACATATGAACTTGTTCTGTTTTGGTTAGAGGCTTTCCATCATGACCACGATCAATAATGTAAGACTGGGGAAACCCTTGAGCTGTGTACAACTCGCGTGGATAGAGCATTCGCATCTTTATATCTACGATTACCCATGGCTCGCCTTTAACCCAAACAGTTACAAGAGCTAGTCGGTCTTTTGTGGTTAGGGTATCGATGGGTGCAGTAATGTCTCGAGCATCCCCATTTCCGTAGTAATTGATTAGGAAAGCTGCTACACGCAATGCGCCATCAATATTTTCTTTGCTAAGTTCTGCTGTAACGAGCTGCTGTTGGCTTCCTTTGTTTGTAATAGTGGTTAATGGGTCCCTTAGGTCATGACCTGCAGTCTCATTGAAACCACCATTAGCCTGCATCATGTAGGCCGTAACTAAGTTACGTTGTGCACCTAAAGCTGTTACTGTCCCTAGAGGTTGACTAATGCAGTCAAAACCTTGACTCCATCTAGGGTTATCTGGTGTGCCTTCGCCATGTCCAATATGTACTAGCATTGGTGCTACTAAAGCATGATGACCTCCTTTGACTTGAGCACATATCGTTGTTAAGGGCTCGAAAATTCCCCAATTGCGCTGATGTGAGGCATTAGCAAATTCAGTAAGGAAAGGTGCAATAATTGGACTAACAAGTGCACTATGGCCGCCGTAACCTGCAGTTGTTGTGCCTAAAGGTTCGGTAATTGCATGACCAAAACTAGTATTAAAATCCCTTCCAATAAATGGAGCTGTATTTTTTACGATGTAAGGTTTTTTGGCATCAAGGACGAGTTTTTTCATACCTCGTGCAACTCGTCTTAAAGTCGCATCAACAAGAGGTTTTGGGCGATCAAAAATAGAATTACCCAAATCACTAAAATCAATGCACTCAGCTGCTTCACGCCATTTTTTTTGACCACGTTTAGGTTTTTTGGCATGAGTAGCTTCGGGCCAAACAATTGCTTGCCCATCACAACGAGCAACCATAAATAAGCGTTTGCGAATTGTTGGAGCGCTATAGTCAGCAGCTATAATTTTTCTCCATTCCACTACATAACCAAGTCGCTCAAGGCTTCTTACAAAATGTCGCCAAGTTTTTCCTTTCTTTGTTGGATCTGGCACTAAGAACTGATTATCTCTTGGAACATGTTCACCAGGTTCTGCAACTCGATGTACCTTTTTTCCGTTCACTTCAATTTTTTCGAGAGTAATAACACGCCCTGTAGCTTTGTCTCGCTTAGCAACAAGAGGACCCCAATTTAGGATCTGCTCTACATTTTCCAAACTAATAACGTCTGGTTTAACCTTGCCAGCAAATTTAAGGACAACCCAAGAAAGGTCTCGTATTTCTTTTTTACGTGGTTGGCCGCCAGCTGCTTGCGAATGATGTGTACAGTCTGGGCTTGCATGAAACCAACCAACTTGATAGCCATCACATATTTCAATCGGATCGACTGCGAATACATCTTGAACATAGTGCTTAGCATGAGGATGATTAGCTTCATGCATAGAAATAGCTTTAGGGTTATGATTTACAGCAACATGAACAGGCCTGTTTAGCCCCATCTCTAAACCTGTACTTGCTCCACCTCCCCCAGCAAAAAAATCTACTATGATTTTTTCAGAGAAATTTAAGTCAAACTGTGTTCTGAAAGAACGTTTAGCATCAACAAATGTATTCATGCTTCACCGCCCTTATTAAGCTGAATGTAAGTACTACCCAAGAAGCGGATACGACCTGCGCGACCCAAACTTTTGATAATTTCTTCAGCATGCATATAAGTAATACGATGTTGACGAGCTAAAGCTTCTTTAAACTCTTCACGCTTAACTGCCGCATTTTTAGTGTCTGCCTTAATGCGCTCTAAGTTCTCTTCACATTTTTTAATTAATGCACTAAGTGTATGAAGAGCCGGCTCAAACCAGCTCTGGATTATTTGCTGTTGATTTGATAAATTAGTTTGCATATTCGATTCCTCTATCAAGTAATTGAATTACTAACCACTCCTGTTCGCGCAGGTAGTGGTTTTTTAATAACCAAGCTTTTCCTTTTTTCCACTAATTTCGTCATGGAATAAGTCATCTACCGTTTCAATACGATTCATCCAACTTTTAGACATCACTAAGAGCGCTGCTACACGTTCTTTATCAATGCTTTGATAATCCTTAGGTACTACTTTTAAACCTAAGCAACTCAAGAGTTCGCAAAAAACTTCAATTTCTGTTAACCCATTATTTTTCTTGTCATTTTTCATTCTCGACAAAGTGCTTGCATCTACATTTAAATGTTCTGCAATTTCTACATTCTTATTTGTTGCAAGTGCCTGCAAAATTCGGGTTACGTCATTTCTGGCACTTGCAGATAGACCGGCTAATAATTTGCTCATAGTTATTCCTAAGCTGTTTTTGATGTACCTAAAAAGAAATCAAATAGGCTTTCGTGAGTTAATTTTTGATTGCTTGCGTCAACCATTTTTTGAATGGTTTCCATTCTTGGTCTTTTGCGAGCATGGATTAAATGAGTTTCCATATATCCGTAGGTGACTTCTGCTTCTTTGCAGAATTTGAGACGGTCGCTTTCACTTAATCCTCGCCAATAGCTATGAAGAGTAAGCATTAATACACCTCACTGGTAATTTTATTTAATAAATATACCCACAAGGTAAATAAAATACAACCTAGTAGGGTATTTATTTTTTCTACCTATTAGGTATTTTTGAGTTCAGCGCTAGAGGTGAATTGAAAAATGAGTGAATTAAAGACTATTCATGAAATTAGACTTGGTAATACAAGGAAATTAATGAAGGAATCAGGACTAACTCGTTCTGAATTTGCCGAAAAAATCGAAATGGCTTATGGGTTGTTAAGTCAATATATTGGAAAGAATCCCACAAAGAATATTGGTGATGAGACTGCTTTAAAGATAGAAGAAGCTTTTAATAAACCTCGTGGGTACCTTGATCAATCTGACAATCAAAATGAAATTGCTCAACCTCTAGATGGTGCTATAAGTTTTAAGCAATTCGATATAGAAGCATTTAAGAAAAAATATAATATTCCTGATAGTGAAGATGCTGTGCTTTTCTCTAATACAATCGAAAAACCTTTAGTTATTTCAAAAAGATGGGTTCCAGTTAAGGCATATAGCAAAATGGGAATGGACGGTTATTTTACAGACATGGGGTATGATGGTAACGCTGGTGATGGATACGTTCCAACTCACACTGCGGGTGATCGATCATATGCAATTAAAGGTACAGGTGACTCAATGTATCCTGCTATCCGTAATGGCTGGTATGTTGTTTGTGATCCTGATGCAGAATTAACTCCGACTGAATTTGTTCAGGTTTGTTTAAAAGATGGCAGATGTACAATTAAAGAATTTATTGGTATTCATAATAATGTTTTAAATCTATTAGCTGTAAATGGTGGAGAACGCTTAACTTTTGATATGGATGAAGTGGACAGCATTACTGCTATTACCGATATTGTTCCCCCTAGTCAGCACAGACAACAACACCCAAAAGCTAATTAATTAATTTGAAAGTTTTTTGAACCATCATCTAAACCCACCTTTTGGTGGGTTTTTTATTGCCTCTTACGTTAATTACACCTAGAAAGTAAAAAAATAGATCCATAATTTCACCTCACAGGTATTTACTTTATTTTACCTTACAGGTATATTTTTCTCACAGACAACAAAAAAGCACACCGACTCTCTGACCTTTCGATGTGCTTTTGCAAACTGCGAGATCAATTATGAATGCAAAAGCAATTCCACACAAGCACAAGGTGACTGGCATAACAGCCATTGCTGTACTTGTAACCTTGGCATCTTGTGAATACAAAACCGCTAATTCTAGCGTTCCTTCTAATTACTCATACGAAAGTAAGCAAATGGTTGCTTCTGAATATGAACTTTTAGCTGCTAAGAAAACTGGTGAACACTCAGGCGAAGGCGTTATACGCATTGACGGCTTTAAGTTAAATGTCACTTTTGATTATGAAGGCGTTCCAGACAGTTACGGCGTAACCGGATCTGACTTTACAGCTGCTGAAATTACCAATTTGGCCATTGAGTCAGTAACAGACTTACGCGGCAAGCCTTTCAATGACTTTACCAATCGTGACGACCACAGAAACATTAATACCCTTCTGGTTGGCTACATCGATCGTAACCGTTGGATCGAGGAGGCTTAATCATGGACTTAAATATCAATTTAACAAATGTTGATGAAAAGCAGATCTATGCTTTGGTTAACTTCGTAAAACACGTCAAGTTAAGTGCATTAAAAGAAACACTCATAAGCGATGATGAAGTAAACCATGCTGTTGCAGCTTTAATCAAATTACAAGAATCAATTGAATCGAATGGTTTCATGCCACGTGCATTAAAGGTGGCTAATCATGACTAATTACAAAAAACACCCAGACGGGTACAAGTCTTACTTAGGCCGTGACAACACTGGTCTCTATTCAGTTCGCATAGGCTGGCAAGTATTTGCTTCAAATGCTAACGGCAAAGTGCTTTACAAAATCAGCAAGGATGGCGTTAAAACCCCTTTAAATGTCGAGAAATTTAAAAAAGATAACCCAGCAGTTTGGGAAGTACTCACCCAAGAAATCCGCTTTCAGCGATTAAAGCAACTGGCTAAAGATCTGGGTGGCTCACACATCCCTTCACCTGACCGTAAAAACTATAAACGTTCTCGCGGCTTTACTGGCAGTCGATAGGAGCAAAAATATTATGGCTATTGAAGTTTTTACACCCGAACAAACGTTATTGGTTCAAAGCGTAATTTGTTACCTATATACAGACCCTGGTCTTGGTAAAAGTTCCATCGCTCATACAGCTAACAAGCCTGTAATTTTTGACTTTGATAAAGGTCAGCATCGTGTAGCACCTGAGCTTCGCCGAGGCACCATTGTACGTATTGATTCATGGTTAGACCTTGAGAATTTAAAAGATAGTTTTTACGACAACTATCAAACAATTGTGGCTGATACCGTTGGGGCTATGTTAGATGCTATTAAGGATCAACTTTTAAAGAATCCTGATAATAGACAGCGTGACCAAACTCTCACCCTTAAAGCTCAAGGTTTAGCTGGTAACAAGTTTATGACTATGGTCCGCAAATGGCAGAGCTTTGGTAAAGATGTTGTATTTATTGCCCATGCTGTTGAAGAGGAAGCAGGCAAAGAAAAACTCAAAGTGTATAGACCAGATCTAGCTGGTAAAAACAGAAATTTACTTTACCGAATGGCCGATGTAATGGGCTATTTACACTCTTCTACAGATGAGAATGGTGATACCAATCGTACGATTCTATTCAATCCTACGCCTACTCATCATGCTAAAAACTCCGGTCGATTAGGGGCGATAATGACTACTTCGAGTGGTGCTGAAATTTGTACCGGCCAAGTACCTGTACCAGAATTAAGCAGCTCCCCTACTTTCTTGGCTGATTTACTTAAGCAGGCTAAAGACCACATTAATACATTGACTCCAATACAAGCCGCTGAGATTAAAGCTCAAGCCGATCTCAGTAACTTCAAACAGTCTTGTATTGAAGCTAATCATGCTGGTGATTTAAACCAACTTACTGAATCGCTCGATAGAGAACATAAATATGCCTTGCCTATGTGGCATGCAGTTCAATTACGTGCACGCGAAATGAATTGCACATTTGACCAAGAGCAGAAGAAGTGGAAAAACCCGCCTGAGTTTAAAGGTATTTCAAATGAACAGCGTGATGAATTACAGGCTTTCATTGATGAGTGCGGACTAGATGTAAAAACTGTTTGTGAGCACTTAGGTATAGATGCCCTAACCCAAATTGAAGCGGCAAAACTACTGGCAGTTAAACAAGACATTGAAACATTGGCTAAAACGGGGATGACAGCATGAAAAATTTACTAACAGCATCTGAAGCCGTCGCAGCTCTTCAAAAAGGTAAAACTGTTCTTTGTCGTCCTGAAGGCGAAATGTTGGATTTCGCTGACTTGGATCAGTTCCCCGCTTCTATTTTTGGGAAACAGGGTTATGAATTTTGCATTAAAGCCGAATTAATGGAACTTGCAGGCATCCAATTTACCAAGCCTTTAGTTGCTCATGAAGTTGAAGATGATCAAGAGATCTTTATTGTCACACCAACGCGAATTTTACGAACTAAGTTTAATGCTGAAAATTGCGAAATTTTCTATAGCGTAATTAATGGTTTTGCTCAGGCCGATGTAGAAAATGCAGTGCTTCAGCTAAAAGCTTTGGGTGCTACTTTTGGTCAAGTTATTGACTATATAGAAGTAGAAGACGGCTTTAATGACAAACCCAAAAAACAACGTGGCAAGAAGGAAGCGCAAGTAAAGGCTGAACAACCAGTCTTGGTTGAAAAGTCTTCTGAAGTTATTGCCGTAGAAGCTCAACCAGCAATTGTTATTACAGAGCAAACCAATGTCACCGCTTCTGAGGATCTATTAGTTCCAGCTACTAATAACCCGACATTAGATCCAGAATATCAAAAAAACCTTGATACCCTTCTGCAACGAGTAAGGGAGTCAAAAACACCTGACGAAGTTAATGCAGTTTATCGATACACCCGCACTTGGTCTGATAAGCAAATGGAGCCTCTCCTTCTTGCTACTCACAAGCGACTTGAAGAACTTGAAAAAGCTAAGGCACCAGCTAATGAACCACCATCTTTGATGGTTCAGATCCAGACTGCACCAGACCTAACAACGCTTGATGCACTTGAAATTGATGTTGCAGCTCGAGATCCACAGATTCAACCAAAGCTCATGGGATACGTAAGAAAGCGTAGAGCTGAATTAGAAAGCCTACCATCTAACGAACCAGACTACCTACTGGAGGAACCGTTCTAATGTCGAAACAGATTACTCCAGAGTTTCTTTTCGAGCCAAAGCTGCTACCCCAGCAGCTTTTCGAGAAGTTCATAGTGTTCAATGTCAATGCAGGTTATCGCGGAAGAGGCACACCGCATGGCGTGAACCTGATTAAAGGCAATAAAGCTACCCTCACCTTGACCAATGAAGGTGTAATGAACAAAGCAGCTCAAGAGCGCTACAAGTTAATGCTTTTGAAGTATTTCAAAGACGGTCGCTCAGCAATGGATGAGCTGAATCACGAAGTTAAACGTATTTATAAGATGGTGGCGTGAATGCTAAAAGATTTGAGAAATCTTTCTGAAAAAGAACAGCAAGAATATTTGGATCGTTTCATTATGGCTAATGAAGAGCAGAAGTTCCCCCAAGAAGTTGTAGCACTTTATTTAGATTGCTCACCATGGACATTAGCTAGAATGCGTTGTGATCAATCATCACTTCCCTTTTCAAAAATTGGAAGACGTGTTTCATATAAAAAGAAGGATGTTTTGAAGTATGAACAAAGTAAGACTGTGCTGAACACGGCACAGCTTGCAACTATATAAGGCGGTTAAACCGCCTTTATTTCTTTGAGCCTTTCAGCCCAAACAGATTGATAGTTAAAGCAATCGATTTTGCCTTGATAAACCGCCTCAATCATATTCATTGATGCTCTTAATTCCTCATCGGGTATTTGTACATAACCGCCAGTAACATCAATTCTAGGTCTAGCTGTATGATTAAGAAGCCTTTTAGTCACATAGATGTTGAATCTCAAAAGGTTGCATATAGTGGCAAATGTACGTCGAAAATCATGCATTGAAACATAATAGTCGACCTGCTTCCCCACTCTATTCAACAATGTGTCAACCTTGGTTGCATGCATATTCCAAGAGGTAGGCATTTTTGTAGCTGGGAAAACCCAATCATTTTCTTTTAACAGCCAACGTTCTCGCAGAATACTTAGCAAATGATCACCAATAGGGAATGTATGATCTGTACCATTTTTTGTATCTCTAAAAGTTAAGGAGCCATTTTTGAGATTTACATCTGACCACTTTAAACAACATGCCTCTTGTTTTCGGCAACCTGTATACATACACATCAATACAATGTCTCGATGTGTGTTAGATCTAGCTGTATTTTCAAGATTTACTTCATCTTCGTAATTAATCACCGCATTGTAATACTTGTGAATGATGTCTTTGTGAAGGTGCCTATCTCTACTGCCAATCCTATTCCAGCCTCTAGTTGCGGAAACAATATCAACAGGGTTTGTTTTAAGAATCGGTTTTTCATCTGTTGAATAAAGAACATGGATATACTTCCATAAAGTTCCTAAAAGCGAAACGGCACCATTTGCTGATGATTCACTTATGTTAGATATCTCAATAAATCGATCTAACACTTCTTGCTTTGTGATCTGAAAAAGCTTTCTATCTCCCCAACCTAAATAAAGATTAAAGTATTTGTTGTATTGTTTTATCGTTTTAGGTCTAAAGTCATTTTTATCAATATAAATTTGAAGAGCTTCATTAACAGTAATTTCTAAGGGATGAGAAGTGTTTTTTATTTTGGTGGGCTTTTCATACTCATTATTAGAAATTTTGGCAAGAATCATTTGAGCCTTTGCCCGAGCGTTTGTAGCAGGAACATCTGTGGTCTTGCCAATTGTTACTCTGTATAACTCACCTTCATGTCGACGTTCAACAATGTACGTTTTACTTTTATTGGTTACCCGAACAGCAAAACCAATAAGTTCTGAGTCTCTATATATTTTTTGACCTTTTTCTGTCAATGGAATAGCATCAACAGTAGATTTGTTGAGTTTCATGTTTAAAACCAGTTTTAGCGAACTTTGATTTAACCATGTTTCTCAACAGTCTACAAATAGTCTACAAGCACTTCCAAGCATCAATAAAAGACGTTTAATTTTCACAATAAGATTCTGATTTTATTTAATTAAATTATTCACCCAACTCCACAGGTGTTTTATAGAAAAAGTAGAATCCACCGAGTCGAGTTTGGAGGGTAAGTGGTTGGAACAAGTTGTAAACCTTTGCATTTTCAATAGGTTAAAATTCGAGATAGTCATATATGTCAAAACATCCCAACGCTTCAATTTTAACACTTTGTTTTGCAATACAAATAACTAAATAATTGATCATTTACTTGTCTCTAAAAGAATTTTTTCTTGATAAGAAAGAATAAATAAAGTAAAGAGAACTGTAATTTAATTTGTACAATCTGTTAACTTGTGTAAAAATACATTTAATATTCATAAGGTATTTAATCATCAGATGTTTTTTCTTATTTTTTTAATTTGTCTTTTTCTGTTTTTACTCATCCTTAAACAACATTATCGATAATCTGGTTGTTACACCTATTTTTTTAATAGCTTTCATATTTTCTTTAAATTAAAAAATTAAACATCATATTTTATAGATCAAATTCTTTTTAAGCTAAGTTTTCAAATCGAACTTAGCTTAAATATCAAATGTAAAACTTCTCATTATTGATATTTACTAATTAAAACACGAGCAAAAAATTCAAAATTAGAATCAAAAAGTCCTTAATAAGTCACTGTAACGACTATCGCATCTGAGTAATTACCAGGGGCTGTTGAAATAGAGGTACCTTGCGGAATTCTTCCATAAACTGTGGTGCTTTGAGTACTCCCAGAACCTGTTTTAGAAACACCACCTGTACCCCCAACAGTAATCACGCCTCCTGTGGCATCCCATACCGTACTATAGTTAGAGTCTTTATAGAGTTGATAGGGAATAAATTCATTATTACTATTCACCATACGCCTAAAACCACCACTTATACGGTTATTACCATCCCCTAAATAAATACTGTATGACGTTCCATTATTACAGGTCGTATTCACAGCGCCTTGAGCTGTATAATCACGACGAGTCGTGCCCATATCATTAATATTCCCAAAATCAACACTTGATGTTGAATCTAATTGGCACAAACTTGGAACCACATAATTAGCAGTGATTGTGGTACTACCTGAGTCCCATCCTCCCCCACTATTACCTTCACAGATAGTGCTAGAGCTTGCTTGCATGTCCCAAAATAGCTGAATCGTACCAATATATGTTCCTTTAGGATATGCAAGGAGCGAACCTGTACGGGCCGGGACTTTTATATTTACTGAGTAACTCACAACATTATTTGAAGCAACTGTTCTCACTGGGCCATACCAGACATTCGATGTGTGGTTTGTGGTAGAAGATCCTGCCCCACCTATAGTTGCGGTGACCGTATAAGGTAATGAAACATTGTTGTTTGCATTTGTAGTGCCAGTAAAGACGGTCTTCATGCACATATAACCTGAAATTTCTGGTGTGGTACGCCCCCCATAACAACGAATCGTTCCTGTGTATGTCAAAACAGCATCACTATTAATAGTGGCCGCTGTGTAATTGTAAGTATTATTGGTTGTTCCTGTTACCGTACAACTGGCTTGTGCCGAGCTAAAAAATGCATAAAGAATAAAAACAAGAACCATGACCAGAAGATATTTTATAAGCAAGGGGAACTTTCCACCCACCATCCAGAGAATATATCTTTCAATACTTATCGGCATACATATGGCCCCAATTTTTTAGTTGAGTACTGATTACTGTTATAGGTGAAATCAACTTGGCACGAGCCACGATCTAAAAGATCCACTTCGAGTGTGTTTTGTTTTAATAAATTTTGAATAAACACTTCGCCGTCATAACCAACTACACTCTCTTGCTGCCCATTAATTCGAACCGTATAACCCGGCAATAACGGTGAGTTGTTTTGATCAACAAGTTTTACTAATCCTGAAATAACCCGATGAGCACCAAAGTCAATTAAGGCCCCTTGGCGGTAGCCTACAAAGACCGTCTGATTTGTAGATCTAACATCCCACTCCAAAGGCAAATATGATGGATCTAGGTAGATATGATGAGATAGGTAGGGCCTCAAATTCGCAATTAAGAATCGGCCAGACTTGTCAGTTTCTCCTAGATTCACCCCGCCATTTATAATTTGGCTTTTCGGTCCGGCATTGGTGACAACCGCATAACCCTCTCCAATTTCATTGGCCGCAAAGATTCGCCCTGCGGCTGCAACCAATGAACCCGTCGCTGATAGTGCAACCTGATCGTTATCTCCAAATCGGTTATAGCGTCCTGTCAGGTAAGCAGCCCGTGCTCGGTAAGAGGCATAAATCGATGCATTGTTTTCATTCGCATCCTGATCTCGCTCAACATAACCACCCCAACCAAATGATCCGATTTTTGGTTCTGATAAGCCGAAGATTTCCTCACGGTAACTCAGGCTGCCACTGTCACTAGAAACACTCGTAATCGCATTAAGCTTACTAGATGGTGTATAACGCAGGGCAAAGTAAAGACCATAGTCCTTGTTATTTTCATAATCTTTATAGGCAGAAGTATAAAATCCCCAATTCTTGTTAAGACTGCCACTTAAGTTGGCAGACAGTAATTTATAGGAGTTATCGCTATATTTGATTTGGTTATAGCCCAGGTAAGCCCCGTAGCCTGCGTAAAAGTTGTAGTTAATCCCTGCCCTAAAAATCTCATCGGCCAGTGCACTGTAGCTCAGATAGTTGTGTGGCTCGGCATCGGTCTGGTTATCTTTTAAATATCTGACTTGAGATACCCGGGCAAGGTCAAAGTAGTTATCAAAGACTTTGCGGTAACTGGTGTTGAACGAAATATTCTTACTGATGCGTCCTTCTAAACCCAGCAAGGCAGAATAGCCGTTTTCATCTTTATACTGGCTTGCTGCAATATCGGCATTAATCACTCCAATACCAAACAGATTCTTGGCAAAGCCTGTGCCGAGATTCGACAGGCCATCTGTTGATGCTTCTGCTCCACCGCTTAAAGTCAGTGAGTTGCTGTAGCCGTATCGGATCGCACCTGATGCAAAGGTGGCATCGTCATAATCGTTGGAATAGAGTCCATAGTTATAGCGTGGCACGCCGACATCTACTGAAAACTCATTAATGCCTTTTGCCAGAATCTTGGAAGAAAAATAGTAAGGCTTTTTGGTAATGCTCTGCTGGCCTGTTGCATCGGTGGTCACAAGAGTCACTTCATTTCCGGAAATAAACGGCAGTTGCTTAATATCAAAAGGACCTGAAGGGACTAGCCCTGAATAAATCTTTTGCTGGTTGACGTATAAATCTAAAGTTGAAGGCAATGCAGCTGAACCGGAGAATTGCGGGAGTGCTGAGGTGACAATATCACCGCGCTGGGTGTAGGCACTCGACCACTGGAAACCGGCAAGCCGTACACTACTGCCCCAGTCAGGGCTGTTAGAAATAAAGTCCCCTAAGGTATAGATCCTGATCTTTTCAGGGTCGACATATTGCCACTTACTTTCTAGTCGTACCCACTTTTCATGGCTATAACTATTTTCATTACTGCCGTTATAGAGAACGCCTGATGAAAAGTTACCGATCGTGCTGTTAAAAATCCCTTCAGCTGAACCTGAAAAGGTATTTTCATCATTGGTTATACTGTTATACAGGCTATAGTTGAGAATAGCCGCGTTTAACGGTTTCATCTTGAGCAAATGCGGGCTGGTGATCTGCTGACCATTAAGGTCAACTGCATAGCCCGTCAGCATGTTTGACGGAACATTTAGGTTGAGAGATTGCTCATTTTCCAGATATTTAAACTGGATTTCGCTTAGATCATTAATACACACCCATTGGCTATCTGATATGTGCTCATCCATTTTCAGTCTTAAAGCTTTTAAATCACGCGCACGGATATAGAGCTTGCCATCTTGAGCTTGCTTTACCGA